ATGCAAAAACAGCCCCGTGGAACCGGAATCACCGGAACCACGGGGCTGTTGTCATGCTATGCGGCCTTGCGGCCTGCCGCCAGGGCGGCTAAGTAGTGCGGCTGGCTTACTTCCCGATCTGGCTCTTCAGCCGGTCATAGGTCTTGTCGGCCTCCAGCGCGGCGGTGGTGAAGCTGTTGTTCTTCCACCAGGCAATCAGCGCGGCCACGGTGGTGATGCCAGCGGTGACCAGCTGCTCCACGGTGGCGCTCTCGATGGGCAGCACGGGCTTGCCGCAGGCGCTGAGAATCTGGTTGGTCAAGGCCAGCAGCAGGCAGGCGGTGCGGGCGATGGTACCGGCGGAGATCTTGTTGTTCAGGTTATTCATAGTTAGTTCCTTTCTCTTTCGTGTTCGTCTGCTTCTAAATCAGCGATGCGGTGGTTGGCCACCTTCATCTGCTCTTCCAAAATGGGGACGCGGCGAGCAAAATTGTTGTGCTCCCGCACCTCGCGGGTCAGCTCTTCCAGCTTGGTGTCGGTCACAGCCTGACTGCGGCTGTTGGCGATCAGCACCCCGATCAGGGTCACGGCACCGGCAAGGATAGCTGAGATGATGCTCTCCATTGGTATCACCCCCTTTCGTCCTCGGCGTTGTCCTCCCACGCCTGCTGGATGCGCTGTCCGTTGTGGCACACTGCGTCCAACACAGCGTCGGCCTGCATGTTGGCCGCCAGAAGGGCCTTGTCCATCGTGTCCAGGCGGAAGTAGCCCGTGAATACCTCGCCGTTAGGCAGCGGAGCTGCAACAGCAATTTTCTCGATTTTGCACTCTTCCAGTGTAGCAAGTACGTCAGAGAGCCACGCCGCATAGGGTGCGTCGGAGATCAGATAGCTGGCCATATAGTTCACCCCCTCTTACTGCGTTTACTGCGTCCATCTGCTTTTGTTGGGCCGGGTGTCCACATGCACCCAGCCCTTGGTGCGGCCTGCCTTGACCGGGTAGCGGCCAACGCCGCCCCAGCCGGGCAGCAGGCTTTCAGCGTAGGCGGCCACGTCCTCGACGGACACGCCCGCCACCTGGATGTCCGCCGCCCGGCCCAGCAGGTGCTGGCTGCTCTTGGCTCCACCCACGGCCGCGTTGTGGGCCGCCGTGCGGTAGCCGCTGGTGATCGTGATGGGCTTGTTAAAATGCTCCCGGATGGCCTGCAAAAGCACCACAAGGCTCTCGTCGATCATCACGACGTCGCTGCCGTCGCGGCACCGGAACTCGCGCACTTTAAAGCCCGGGGCCAGGCGGCGGCTGCCGTCCTTGGCAAGGCTATACTGTTTGATCGCCATATGTATCACGTCCTTTCACGGGGTCAGACCCCGATTTTTGTATTTTCCTCAGCGTCTGCCTTGTCTTCTGCGTCAAGCGCGTCATAGTACGCCTGCGCAAGGGCTTCAACCTCTGCGATGTCATCTGCGGTCAGCCCTGCCCACTCGCCGGTGGCTGTAACGGCAAGGCGGTACACGCTCTTGTTTTTGGCGTAGCCCAGCGCCAGCGCCGAGGCGTACCCCGGCAGGCATACGCTGCCGCCGGATGTCAGCGTGATGGGAAACTCGATCATAAAGCAACACCTCCTTGGCGCGTCCTTTTCCGGCCCGGTCAGGCGCTGGTCTTTTCAGTCAGCATCTCGGTCAGCTCGGCATATTGCTCATCAGTCAGCTTGTTGGCGGCGTAGAAGATATCCAGCTTTTTTGCCATACCGGCGGTCTTGCCACGCTCAATCATACGCTTGCAGGTGTTATAAAGTGCCATAGTATTCCTTCCTTTCTGGTCATGCGGTTTCAGTTGTTTCATCATCGGTCACGCCCAGCTCCAAAAGAGTCAGGCGGTAGTCCTGGTCAAGGTTCAGTGCGTCGGCATCGTCCTGCGCGGCCTGGGCCTCGGTCAGCAGTTCGGCAAGGGTGGGGTAGTGGTAGCCGGTGAATACAACCGGTACAGTATTCAGCGTATTGGTAAGGGTACACTCAAGCCTTTTTTTGTCGGCCGAAAATAATACTGTGACCGTGAGACTTCCCGCGCCAAAACTGCTAGTTTTATATGACATACCAGGGGTAAGATTAAAATCAAATTCGTCTGCGCCACCGTTCATGCGGAGGTTAACGTAATCTACACCGTCCTGAACATTAATTGTCTGAGTTTTTCTCATCCCAATCGTTGTTTTTCCGCTCCACACCAGCCGGGGCTCCGACTTTACCGCCACGGCGGCAGCGATCTTGTCGTTGAGGGTCTTGCCGCTGAGGGTGCCGTCCGCAGCGATGTCCAGATAGTCGCCCACCTTCACGCCGCCCAGCTGGTCTGCCGTAGCAGGCGGCAGGGCGTACGGCGTGCCGAACTTGGCGTCCGCCTGCTCTTTGGTGTAGAAGCTGCCGGAATCCACCGCCTTGATGCTCTCCGCAAGCTGCTGCAGCTGGGCGTTGCCGCTCTGCTGCATGGCGGTGAGGATGGCGGTGTACTGGGCCAGCAGTGTCTCGGTGGGGATGCCGGTGACGCCGTCCCGCATGAGGCCGCAGACGGCCTCATCGGTGCGGGTGTCGGTGATGTCGGCGGAGGTGACCGCCGCCGACCCCGCCGGGACAGAGATCGTGCACAGGCCCAGCTCGTACTGGTTGTGGTTCTGCAGGATGTCGGGCGGCTGAGCGGCCACGGCAGGCGTGCCGGTCTTGAGTCGGATGGCGGTGAGGTTGGACGACGTATCAAACTGCAGCACCACACGATCCACCCGGTTGAGGGTGTTGTCGGCGTCGGGCACGGTCAGCACCGTGTCCTCCCGGCTGCAAACGGACACGCCTTTGAAGTCGTCGTAGTTGATCCAGGCAAGGCCCGGGGCAATGGTGATCTGCCGGGTGCCGGTGATGCTGACGGCGAAATTGCTGTCCTTTGCGTAGACGCCGGACGTGCGGGTGCACAGGTAGGTGGCTACATCTTCGGCACTGTAGGTCACGCCGTCCAGCGGATAGGTAATGATGCTCATGTGTTTTTCCTCCTGAGGATGGGGGTGCCGATCTCGGTACTGACCGTATTTTCACCCTTCTGAGACTGCAGGGTCACCGACGTGATGCGGGCCGCTGCCTGGATGTCGGTGCCGGGCAGGCTGGCCGCCACCACCTTGCCCACCGTCACGGGGCCGGTGGGGGTGAACTCAAAATTCTCCAGCCGGGTGTGCTTCGCCAGCTCCTGCTCGCCCAGCGTGCGCAGGGCGGCAAGGTACTCGCTCTGGGACTGGCCGTCCTCCTTTTTCTTGCTGGAGGCATCCAGCAGCATCTCCCGCCGGGCCGTCCCGGTGTTGTCGGTGGCCCCCACGGTCACCGTGCCGTCGGCCCCCACCACGGTGCAGATGTTCTTGTAGTCCGTGATGCTCTCGGTATAGGCCAGGTCGGTCAGGTTGCCGTACTGGGGCGCATAGCGGGCGTTGGGGTCCAGCTTGGGCCGGTACAGCTCAAACAGCAGCTTGTTCTGCTGCTGGTCGAACCGCACCCGGAAGCCGATGTCCAGCTCCTGGCACACCTGCTCTGCAATGCTCAGCAGGCTGCCGGGCTTGACCTCTCCGGCGTAGGCGTCGGCCAGACCGGCCGGGTCGCCCAGCTCCAGGCAGGGCCATGCGGCGGCCCCGGACACCAGACCACGCAGCGTGTCCTCCACGGCAAAGCTGCTCAGGGTGCCCGTGCTGACCCGCTCGTCGAGGATGCAGGCGGCGTCCTTGGTGTAGAGGACCAGCTTGTGATCGGCTTTCTGGGCCGACACGATGCGCATGAGCCGGTCGCTGCCGACCAGCCAGAGATAACGGTCCGGGCGGCAGAGGGCCTGCAGGGCGGTGGTGTCGTGGAGCTCCAGCTGAGCCCCCTGCACGTTGCTGTAGACGTTGTAGCGCTCCGGCCAGACCAGAGACAGCCAGCTCTCGATGCGGCCCAGCAGCTCCAGCCGGTCGTTATAGACGCAGAGGCTCTTGTACCCGGATGCCGTCAGGGCGGATGTGATCTCAGCCATTGGAACCCTCCGTGATGATCGTGGTAAATGCGGCATGCATGGTCAGCGACAGAAACAGCCAGCCGTCGCCGGAATCCGCCGTGCGCTGCCATGCCTGCGCCCCGTGGTATACCGTCCAGAGGGTGCTGCTGCCGTCCAGCAACGAAAGGACGTCGTAGCCTTTGCCGTCGATGACCCGCTCCACCCGGAGCTCGCCGTTTTCCCGGTAGACCTGCAGCTCGTCACCGTCCTGCAGGGTCGTGATGAAGCGCAGATATTCGCCGGTCTCCGGGTTGATGACGCCGGGGTTGACCACCTCGCCCCGGGCGGTCAGCGAGAGCTTCCAGCTCCGGGTGTCCAGACCGCTGTTGAGGATGCGGATGTAGCTGGCCTGTTCCCGGATGCCGTACTGATGCGAGGTGTAGCACACCGGCAGCCGGAACACGGGCGTTACCTTGATGGTGGCTGCCGTGGTCTTGGCCACACTGTGCCAGTAGGGGTTCGGGCAGTAGAGCTGGAAACTGAAGGTTGGCCACAGCACTGCCGGCGAAATGGCCGGGCAGCGCTGCACCTCGGCGTCACACCAGTATTTTCCGGCCACGGTCAGGCGGCCGGTGACGCCGGGAGCAAAAATGTCCCGCAGCTGGCGCTTGCAGTAGTCGGCGTTGCGCAGGATGCGCCCGGTGATGGTGCGGGTGACGCCGGAGATGCTCCGGCTGTCCACGGTGGCACCCACCTGCTGGTAGCCCTGGCTGGTCTCCAGCTCCACGGGCAGGTCGCCCAGCGGGTCGCAGCTCCACAGCACGCCGGCGGCATAGCCAAAAGCGAAGCTCTGGCCGGTGCCAGTGGTAAAAACAGCATCAAACACCCTGCAGCACCGCCCTTCTCTGCTCATACTGCGCTTCACGCATCAGGTCGGCGGCCGTCTGCGCTTTGCTGTAAATGTACTGGTTGACCTCGATGTTGGGCCGCTGGGTGCGCTGCGGCAGCGGGGCGCGCTTCTCGTAATCCCACAGGGAGCCGGATGCCGTGGAGGTCGTGCTGCTGCCGGAAGTGCCGCCGGAGATGCCGGGCGTGGTCTTGCGCTTGAACGCGCCGCCGACGCCGGCCACGATGGCCGCAATGGCGGCGGTCAGGGCCACGCCTGCCGCGATCATGAGCAGGGCCTGCGGGGCACCGAATCCGGTGGGGAACAGTGCCGCCGCGACGGCTTCCAGCATGCCCACAAAGGCGCTGCCGATGGAGCCAATCAGGGTGCCCATGGAGGCCAGAATCTCCGGGAAGCTGGAGATCAGTCCGCCCTTCAGGCCGGTGCTGATGGCAGCGGCAGCCGCAGTGAGCGGACCTTTGAGTCCCTGAAAGATGCCGGTGAGGGTGGAACCAAGGCCCTGCGCCTGCGTGAGCACGTCTGCAAAACCGCTGGTCAGGCCCTTGGCGAGGTCGCCGCCCATATCCCACAGGCCGTTGGAGACGGCACTGACCCCCTTGCCCAGCGCGTTGTTGACCTGCTGGATCAGGTTCTTGCCGAAGTCGTCAATGAGCTGCTTTGCCTGCGGGGCAAGGCCGTTGTACAGGGTGGACAGCACCCATTCGCCGACAGACTGCCAGTCCTGCTTCTTCACAGCAGTCACCAGCGTGCTGAAGGTACCCACCACGCCCTTGTCGGCTTCGTCCTGCCAGCCCTTGACAAGGCCGTCAAAGCTATTGGCAGAGGCTTTCTTGATCTCCTCGGTGATCTGCGGGACACCATCGGCGGCAATGGTCTTGACCCGCTGCACTGTGACAAGCGCTCCGTCCACGATGTCGTTGTAGGTCTCGGTGAGGACCTGCTTCTGGGTCGTGGTTTTGTCGGTCAGGGTCTCGGTGATGGTCTTGGTGCTGGTGGCAATGCCGTTGACGACGGAATCCGTTGTAGACGTAACGGTCTTGGCTACAGTGGCGGCAATTTCCTCGTAGACCTTCTGGGTCTGGGCCGTGGTCTTGCCGTGGTCGGTGACATACTTGGTGACAGTCTTGTAGTTTTTCACTACGCCGTTCACCATCTCCTTGCCGGATTCGGTCACGGTGCGGGTCAGCCGGTCATACTCCTCGCTGCCCTTGCGCAGGTGCTCGGTGAGCTCGGTGGTCTGGATGGTCACCTTGCCCAGGGCGTTGGTGGTGTCGGTGTGGCCTGCGTCCTGCAGGGACCACAGCAGGGTCTCGGAGGCCTGTGCGGCGGCTTTGGTCTTTTTGGCCGCCTTGGTGGCGGCGTCCCCGGACTCGGTATAGGCCGGGACGACCACCTCCGCCATGGACTGGGCGCTGTCGGCCACGTCGGCGTTGGCGTCCGCCCAGACGGAGGACCAGTCGTTCCCGCTGGCGGTTTTAGCAATGGTGGCACCGGCGGTGGCTGCGATGGCTCCTGCACCAACCGCACCGCCTTTGCCGGTAAGGCCGTTGATGAAGCTCTGGATCAGGTTCTTGCCCCACTGCACGGCCTGCGAGGGCAGGCTCTTGATCCAGGTAAGTGCGCTGGAAAAGCCGCCCTTGAAGGCGTTCAGCATGCTTGTGCCCATGCTCTTGACGCCGTTTGCCACACCGGTGAGGATGGTCTTGCCGATGTTCAGCCAGTTGATGGCCGAGATGACCGACAGCACCGCCTCCAGGATCTTTTTCCAGTTGGCCAGCAGACTGGGCACGGTCTGTACAAGACCGGCGATCAGCTGCACGATGATGGACACGCCCTGCGCCAGGATCTTGGGCATGTTATCGTTGATGACCCCGCAGATGTTGATGATGATGTCGGGCACATAGGCGATCAGGTCCGGCAGGCCTGCGATCAGGCCGTTCAGCAGCTGGGTGATGAGGTTCAGGCCGGCGTCCACAAAGCTGGCCGCGTTGTCCCGCAGCTGGTCTGTAAATGCCAGCAGCTGCGGCAGAGCGGTGGAGAAGAACTCCGGGATGCCCTCGGTGAAGCCCTGTGCCAGGGAGCTGAGCAGCTCGGTGCCGGTCTGCAGGAGCTCCGGCACAAGGCTGTAAACGATTTCCGGAATGCCTGCCAGTACATTGCCGATCATGGGCAGCAGGTTATCCACAAGAAAGGTCTGTGCCGTGTCGGCCAGCGCCTGCAGCGGCTCGGTGAGGTCTGCGCCGGTGGACCAGTTGCCCATCACGTTTTCCGCCGCTGCCTTCATGGCGGCAAAGCTGCCGGTCAGGGTGGTGGCGGCTTCCTTTGCGGTGGTGCCGGTGATGTCCATCTCCTGCTGGATGATGTGGATGGCGCTGTACATATCGGCCAGATTGCCCAGATCGTACTTCACGCCGGAGATCTTGGTGGCGTCGTTCAGCATCCGCTGCATCTCGGCCTGGGTGCCGCCGTAGCCGAGCTTGAGGTTGTCCAGCATGGTGTAATTCTGCTTGGCAAAGCCCTGATAGGCGTTCTGGATATCCTGCATATCCGTGCCCATCTTGTTGGCGTTGTCGGCCATATCCACCATGGCCATGTTGGACAGTTGGGCAGCAGCGTCGGTGTCCTGGCTGACGCTGGACAGCAGGCTGGCCGCAAAGCTGGTGGTCTGCTCCATGTAGTCGTTGGCAGAAAGGCCAACGGTCCGGTATGCCTGCGCGGCGTACTCCTTGACCGTGTCGGCACTGTCCTTGAACAGCGTTTCCACGCCGCCAAGGCTCTGCTGCAGGGCACCGCCCATGTTGATGGAATCCGAGATGATCTTGCCGATGCCGGCCGCCGCGATCACTTTCTTCAGGGTACCGACAAGTTCCTGACCGATGCTCTGCCCGGTCTGCTCGCCAAGGCCGTCGGTCTCCTCGTCAAACATCTCCGTCAGGGCGCTTTTGATGCCCTGCGCCGAGGGAACGATCTGGACATATGCCTTGCCCAGTTCGATTCCGTCCGCCATGGTGTTAACCTCCTTTCAGCGCCGCAAGGGCGGCGTCAAATTCTTCTGCGCTGGCGTAGCACTGCACGTTGCTGGTGTCCGCCTCGCCGCGCAGGTCGGCCAGTACGGAGGGCGGTTTGGACGTGTCGCTGTGCAGCCACCAGAGCACCTGGGTCAGGCGGTCGGCGGCATAGGCCAGCAGTTCCGTCTCAAAGTCCACCGTGCGGCCTGCCGCCTTGCGCAGGCTGCGGCTTGTTTCCGGCAGGCCTGCGGCCAGGGTGGCGGCCAGACGCAGCGGCAGGGCGCGCCAGTCCAGTACATGGTAATACTGGGCAAAATCGCAGATCAGGGCGTCCTCGTCCGATGCGATCAGTTCGGCGAGGATGCAGAGTTTTTTCCGGCCGTGAAGCTGTTCATCAGCTCGCCCAGAGCGTCCGCCACCTTGGCCACCGGCACGCGGCCGTCCGGGGTGCGCAGGTGGTCATACAGCTTCTTGCGGCCCTCCTTGCCCAGCAGGCGCAGGGTCAGGCGGCTCATGTCAAAGACGTTGCCGTCCTGCATGCCGCCCAGGGCGTCCAGCAGCTCGGCGTCGTCCAGTGCGTCCTCGCTCAGTTCGATCTCAAAGCCGTCGTTGGTTTTTGCAGTGATCATGTCAGACCCTCCTTACACGCCCTTGGCGGTGATGTACTCGTAGTGGGTGTTGCCGGTCGTGTCCGGCACGGCGGTCAGGGTGGTGTTGTAACCCACCGCGCCGTTGGAATAGGTGATGTCGCCCACCGAGGTGACGGCGGCGTCCGGGATGACGATGCGCTTGTTCACATCGTCCTTCATGATCATCTCCACCACCCAGCAGCAGTCCTTCTGTTCTTTGGAGTTGGCCTTGACCGTGATGCCGGTGGTCAGGTCGCCGGTGACGTTGTCGTCACCGTACACGGCCTTCAGCACGTCAGGGTTCAGGGATTCCAGCAGGGTGAAAGCGAAGGTGTCCGGCTTCTCGGTCTGCTGGGTCAGCACGGTGTCGCCGCCCCAGGCGGTGGTGTTCTCGCTGGAGGGCGAGTTGGAGTTGGTCAGGCCGTCGCTGGAGATATAGCCCAGGCTCTTGAATGCCTTGTCCAGCGCGGTCTTGGCGTCGGTGGGCAAAGTGGTGCCCAGCGGGGCACGCCAGACGGCACCGCCCACCTTGGGCTTTGCAGCGGTCACGTTCTTTGCATCTGCCATAAAAAAGGCTCCTTTCGTTCTCAGTAATGCACCACGCCGAAAACGGCCTGATAGCGGGGTCGTTTTCGGGTGGTGTCGGGGAAATTGTAGTCGGAATAAAGGTCGCAGCGCACAAGCTGCGGCAGGTTGTCGGCGTCCTGCATGGCGGCCTTGACAAGCTCGTTGAGCTTGGCCGCATCCAGGGTGCCGTCGTGGCTGGTGGCGGCGGGTCCGTAGGACTGCACCGCGATGGTGGCGCTATAGATGCCGTCCTCATAGCCGGAGCCGGTCTTTTCCACCACCACAAAGCGGGCGGGGGCCGGGGTTGGCACGCTCAGCCGCACCGGCACGTCCAGCCGCTCGGCCAGAAAGCTGCGGATGGTTTCTTCGATCATTTCTTCCTCTGGTAGCTCCTTACGGTGATGACCCTGCCGTCCTTCAAGTGGCGTTTGTGCTCGTGCACAGTCGCGCCCTTCCGGCTGGCTGATGTGGCTTTGAGCAGGGTGTTGTTGGCCGAGTTATCGTCAACGGCCTGCCGGGTGGCGGTCTCCACCACGGCCACGGCGCGGGTCTGGGCCACATAGGCCTCGTACCCGTCGCCACAGCGGTCTTTCACGGTGTCGGCCCGCGCTTTCAGCACGGCCTGCATCTCGGGGCTGCGCATCAGGGCGCGCACCCCGGCGCGATCCAGCTCAAAGCGCACTTTACTCATCCCTTACCACCTGCACCTTCTTATTCCAGCGCAGGGGGATCATGCGCTCGATGCCCTGCACGACGCCCCCGCAGGTGCGGAAATGCTGGCCGAAAAACGCCACCTGCACGTCGTTCCAGTCGTGGGCGTCGCCCTTGGGGATGGCCAGCGTGTAGGCCAGCCGCCGGCCGGTCAGCTGCAGTTCGGTGGTGATCTCCTCGGCGGAGGGTTCGCCCACCAGCACGTTGTGCACGGTGACCGGCGTTTCGGTGTAGACCGGGGCGTCGGCCTCGTCGGTGCCGGACTGGGTCTTTTCGTACAGGGTGATGTCGATGCCTTTCAACATAAGTCCTCCAGCGGGCTGCGGGCCCCCACGCGGCTGCCCACGCCCAGCAGCTTCTTTTCCAGCTTGGAAAGATACAACTCGCCGGAAGAGCCGCCGCTCATGGTCCAGCTCTGGCTGTAGCCCAGCGCCGTGGCAGTGCCCTGGGTGGAACCCATGGGGAAGCTGACGCCGCCCGTGCTGTCGTCCTCGCCCAGCTGGCGGCGCACCATCCGGCAGGAAACGAGCTGTTTGGCGTCCGCTCCGGCGTCCGGGTTGTAGGCGTCAATGATGATGGCCGCCTCACTCAGCAGGGCAACGCAGCGGGTCTGTTCCTCTTTGGAGAGAGCACGGAAGCCGGCCTCCACATCCTGCACTTCAGCGTAAAGCATGGGAAGCACCTCACTTTGCTCTGGTCTTGCGGGCCGCCTTGGGCTTTTCTGCCGCAGGGGCAGCGGGAGGGTCCCGCGCCACCTGCTTATGGCCTGCAGCGGCGTATTCTGCCGCGCGCTCCTCCGCAACGTACATGACCGTACCGGTCAGCTGATTGATAAACTCCACCATCAGCCCGCCGCCTTAGTCAGCTTGTTGAACACGGTGGTATCGCAGCGGAAGCCCACCTCAATCTCGGCACGCACGGCAAACATGTTCTGCTGGAACAGGTTGATGGAGGTGCCGCCGTCATCCAGGGTAGCCTGGTCTGCAATGGCGATCTGTACGCCCTCCACGGTGCCATACACCGCCTGGGTCCAGTCACCGGCAAAGCCGACCACATCCGGAGTGCCGGAAACATATGCGCCCTTGCTCTGCACGGTCTTGGAGCCCAGGATCATAGGCACGGCACCCTCGGCCACGCTGTTGATGAACAGCGGGCGCTTGTTGCCGTCCACAGCATTCAGCAGCAGGGCCTTGCCCTTGGGGGACAGCACCCAGCCGTTCAGGATGCCGTTGTGGTCGGCAATGTCGGCGTCAGCGGCCACCAGACCGGCGTAGGCGTCGGTGCCGATCTCCTGCGCGGTGCAGCCCTTCAGGGTGTCGAAGTTGGAGCCGGGCACAGTGACGCCGCCAAACACCGTGGCGTCGAACTTCTGGGCCAGTGCCAGCGGCAGACGCTTGACCAGCTCGTCATACAGGGCGGGCACGTCGCGGCGGAACTGGTTGGAGAAGGGCACGATGACAGCCAGCGTGTAGGGCTGCATGACCTTGGTGGCCAGCGTGCCGCGCTTGACGGGCTTCTTGTCGGTCTCGCCGACCCATGCGGCCTCCGGGTCACCGGTGATGACCGGAATGGTCACGCCCAGGCCCGGCAGCTTGATGGAGCGGGCCAGCGCCATGACGGCGGAGCTCTCCTGCGTTTTCTGCAGGATCTCGCTGGACACCTCACCGGGCAGGGTGATGGTGGTAGTGCGGTTGATATCGGTTGCTGCCATTGTAAAAAATCTCTCCTTTACAGGTTACTTGGTCACCTGCTCAAACCAGTCGGCAAACTGCTGGCGGGTGGAGCCGGTGGGGGTGTGGTGAGGGTCACCGCCGTCCCGGACGTTGGGGTAGCCGGGCTTTGCAAACTTGAGGATGGCCTGTGCCTGTGCGGTGCAGGCTTCCTCGGTGTCGCCGCTGAGCAGGTCAGCGGGCACGCCGGTGGCAGCGGACACCTTGGCGCGGACTTCCCGCAGGGTGTTGGCGCTGTTCAGGGCGTCCAGCTGCTGCTGGAGCTTTGCGGCCTTCTCGTTTGCTTTCTGCAGCTCAGTCTTGCCTGCCTCCTGGGCGGCATCGAACTGGGCTGCCTTGGCTTTCAGGTCGTCGTAGTCGGCGTATTTGGAGCGCTCACGGGTCAGCCGGTCGGAGATGATGGCGTTCATCTCCGCCTGGGTAAAGGTGCGCTCGGTCTGCTGCTCTCCGGCAGCGGGGGTGTTTTCCTGATGCACAGTTTCTGCCATAATGGATTCTCCTTTCCGGCTTTACCGCAGCCGTGGCGTTGTGAATGATAGGCCGGCAAAAACACCGGCACATGGCACCGTCTGCAGGGTTCGGGCCTGCGGCATCCGGTTTTGGAGACCGGCGCTCTGCCTCTGAGCTAAGACGGCATGAAAAAAGCACCGTGCATTTTTTGCACAGTGCTTAAAGAAAAAGGACGAGATCAGCGGTCAATTGCGGTAACGATCAGAACCAGCACGATCCAGATGGCAAGGCTGATCCAGAGTGGTGACAGAACCCAAAGCCATGACCAGTGAATAAAACCAGTCAACTTTAAGGCGATAAAGAGAATACTCAGCAGGCCGCAAAAGCCGATGCCAGAGTTGGAACCAGAGTGCTTATCCATAGAGTGCCTCCTAAAAATGGGCAAAAGAAAACCACGGTGCGTGTGCATCGTGGTTCAGCGGATGGGGAGAATCAAATACGCCCCTGCTCTTTTAATTTTGCAATTTCCTCAGGCGTCAATTTCCGAAATTTGACAGGCTCTTTTGCCCATGTTTCCTGACGCTCCTGCCAAGCAAGTTCGCCTTCCGTCATATGTTTGTTATCTTTCATGGCAAAATCACCTCCAACACAACTTCTTTCTCTTTTGATAATAATACTCTATACAGGGTGTCTTTGTCAAATAAAAGTTCTCGTTGCTCCTTGAATTTGCTTAACGGTTCAACATATCCAGCCAGAGAACCAGACCTCGCACAAATTGTAATGCGAAAGTCCTTTTTCAAAGAGCCGCTTTTCACTACGGATGTGCTGTAAAATTGTCCGGGGCAAACAATATCTCCCACCTGCATCCCGTCGAAAGGATTGAATTCCATTGCCCGATAGCACAAAACATCATGCTCCAAGGGACTGCGTTTTAGTGCATCAGAGATTCGCTCAGCATACATGCGCAGATGGGCATCTTCTTCTGAATCGCCGCGCAGCATTCGGTTGATGCGTTCAAAGAAACGGTTCGGCCTTTGATCTCCGGGGTTATATGTATACTTTTGTATGGCGTCTTGTTCGGCAGCAGAGAGCTTATCAATCCACGGCTGGGCCTCTTTACGGAGAACATCGACCACCTGATTTTCAGGAAGCGGATTAAAGTTTTGGATTTTGGGTAAGGCATTTTTCACGGCATACGCCGCCCGCTTCTGGGCATTGATGGCATCCTTCCGGGCAGCATAATCAATGCGGCGCATGGCGTTGATGTCGCCGCCGGCGGCATTGTACTGCGCCAGATACTTTTCGGGGTCATACCCGGCCACGGTGGTGCGGTGATCAAACCGGATGGCAAACTCGCAGTCGCAGTTGGCGTGGATGTGCTGGGCATGACCGCCCTTCAACACTTTATCGCTGGCGTTCTGCCAGCCGTTGGACGCCAGCGTGATGCAGAACGGGCAGGTGTCCCCATGGGGCACCCATGCCCACTCCGCACCGTCCCGGATGGCATTGCGGGTGGTGGTGTCGGCACCGGCCTGCTTTACCATGCGGGAAACGCCCTGCTGCAGGCTGGGCGGGCTGTCCTGCGTGGCCTTGACCATGCCGGTCACCTCGCCATAGGTGGCGGTGGGTGCAGGCTCTGCGGCGGGCAATGTGACCCCCTGCGCCTCGGCCAGGGCGTCGTACATCTGACAGGCAAGCTCTGCGCTGCCCTCGCCGTACTTGGTCACAAGGGCGTAGGCGTAGCGGATGAGGGCGTCGGTGTCGGCTTCCGGGTGCCCGTCCATGTACTCCCGCATGAGCTGCCCGGCCTTCTGGTTCAGTCGGGAAAGCCGGGAAATGTACTCATCCCATGCCGCTTGTGTCAGTTTCATCTTCCATCTCCATCAACACCTGTGCACCCCGCGCCCGCTGCTCCTGCGCCTTGATGCGCCGGATGTCCGCCTGGTCAAAGCCGATCATCTCCAGGAATGTGTCCGTGCTGGCGAACTCCTGCCGGGCGGATGCGATCTTGATGGCGGCGTCCGCCGTCACGGCCACACTGGGCATGGCGGGGTTCTTGAAGTGGGCCATGATGCCGGTCTCTTCTTCGGTCAAGTCGGCAAGGCGGCAGTCCCGCGCCACGGCCTGCGCCATACAGGCAATGGTGCGCAGGGCGTCGCCGTTGCCGGTGTTCAGCTGCTGGGCCAGAAGCACCAGCGTCTGGCTCTGGGCAAGGATGGCGTCGCTGCTGGTGGGGTTGGCGTCGTTCACCACGCCCACGTCGGTCACGGTCAGGCCGGTGGCCGCCGCAAACTGGGTGGCGGTCATCCGCATCTTCTCCACATGGGGCGTCAGGCTGCCCTGTGCCAGCTGGCCCAGGGTCGGGTTTTCGCCGGTCTCCGGGTTGGCCGTGGCGGCGATAATGGCCCCCATGTAGGTCTTGAACTTGTTGGAAATGATGGCGTCATACTGTTCATCGGTCACGCCGAGGATGTACTTCTGGGGCGTGGTGGCAAACTCCAGCGCGATGGTTGCGTTGGCTGCCGTGCGGATGTAATCGTTGATCAGAGCGCGGATGGGCTTTTTGAGCCGGGAGCGGCCGAAGGGCTTGGAGTTGGTGGCGTTCCAGATCAGCGGTTCCATCAACGGGCGGCCCATCTTGTGGGCGTGGCGCTGCGCCGTCCAGAAGCTGCCATTGGAATTCAGCACAATGACCGTGTCATCGGTGTAGAAGTTGACCACGGAAGGCCGCCATGTGCCCTCGAAGCGCTCATCCTTCACGGTGTCCACGATGGCAAGGCCGCAGTCGATGCGGCCCTTCTCGCCGCTCCAGAGGGCGGCTGCCGTGGCAGGCGAGTGGAACCGGATGCTGCAGCCGATGGCGTTGTCCCCGGACAGGGTGGCAAAGGTGCAGCCGTATTTCAGCTCGTCCCGGCAGGCCTTGGCGTACTCGGCCACCAGACGGTTATCGGCCACCAGCTTCGCCAGGCCGTCCAGGCTGCCGCCGGTGCCCACAAAGCCGTCAAACATGCTGCGTGCAGCCAGCACATCCACGGCCTTCTGGCCCCAGCTGCAGCCCACTTCCAGGTTGCGCAGGCCCTGCGGCAGGGCAATGCCGAGGTTCACATCCCGCAGGGAGATGTGCCCCTCATAATACTTGTCTTTGGTGGCGTTGCGGCTCTGGTGGTAGTTGTAGGCCGCGGCCAGATCCTGCAGCTGAGTCTGCTCGGCTGCGGTCAGGCCGTCCACCCGGCCGAAATTCAATGTCTGCATGGTTCTCCTTTCAGCCAATCTTCATCTTGCGGGTAGGGTCCCGGCGGCTGGTCTTGGCACCCCAGAGGGCCAGGGCACAGGCTTCCACCGGCAGGCTGTCGTCCCCGCCGAAACCATAGCCCCCGCCGATGGGCCGCTTGACGGCGGTCACGGCGCTCGCATCCAGCGTGGTCTGGGGCTTATACCAGGTCAGCGCTCCCTCGTTGACGCTGTTGGTAAAACCGCTCACGGCGGCAATGATGTCCCGGGCGGCGGGGCGGATGACGGAATTCTTTGCCCGCCATACCTCCTTGATGCGCTCCACCAGCACGTCCACGCCGTTGCGCCCGTCGATGACCACGCAGCTGGCCTTGCCGTACCGGTCGCACAGCCAGTCGGCCAGCCATGCAAGGCCCTGCCCGGTGGGCCGCAGGTCGATAAGAGAGACGCGGGCGGGGCCCTCTTTCGGGATGACCGCGCCGCACAGGCACACGGCGCTGCCGTCGGCGGCAAACTTGACGCCGTAGGCGGTTTTGCCCTCCGGCTTTTCGTCCTCGCTGGCGCAGGCTGCCCACGCCTTGCGGTCGAGGGCATAGTCCAGATGTTCGGTGGCCACCGGGCTCCACCAGCCCAGGCGTTCCCGGGCGAAGGTGTCCGGGTCCAGCTGCTCGCTTTCGCCCTCAATGGTGCCGTACTGGATGCGCCGCCCCAGTGCCGGGTTTGCCGCTGCCCAGAGGGCGGGATCCTTCACGTCGCCAATCTCCGGCACGCTGAACTCGAACCACGCGGCCTTTTTGGCTTCGCCCTCCAGTGCCCGCTTGCGCAGGGCCCGGAACACGGTGCCCACGGCATCCGGGCCGGGCGGGGTGCCCACATAGATGGTCTGTGGGTTCAGGCTGGCCGAAATGGCCGGGATGAAGCTGCCCTGTGCGGTCTCGTCCAGCTCCTGTGCCTCGTCGAAGATGAGCAGGTCGCCGTGCTGGCCGCGTCCGCCGTTGCGGGTACGGGCCAGAAACTTAATCTTTGCGCCGCTCTTCAGGATGATCTGCTCGCGGCCCAGCGCGGTGCGGATCTCGGAAACATACCGGCGCATTTTCGGGCCCTCAAAAAAGGCCCGCATTTCCTCAAAGGTCTCGGTGGCGGTCTTCTGCAGGTGGGCCGTGTAGATGACCGTTTCGTTGAACATGAGCATGCCGGACGCCGCCCGCCCCTGCACCAGCAGGCTCTTGCCGTTCTGGCGGGGCACGCTGCCGCCTGCCGTGGGGGCAGTCCATTTGCCGGACACGGTGCGGCCCATCCAGTCGTCCAGGATGTCGCTCTGCCACGGGTCCAGCACGGTGCTGCCCGCCCGCAGGATGCGCACGGCATCCGGCCCGTCAGTGGCCCGGTACTCCGGCGCGATGCGTTCGGACGGCTCCTGGCTTCCCATCATTTTCACGCTCTGCGAGGATCTCGCCGATCTCGTCGCCATCGTCGTTTGCTCCTTCGATCTCTTCTATCTCCCGGATGGTCTCGCGGTACTGCTTGGTCAGCTGAGGCAGGGCGCGGCAGTCCTTGCAGGTGTCGATGCCCGCCGCCAGCACCTTGGCCAGCTGTTTGAGCTGCTCCAGCCGGGTGCCCCGTGCCGTGATGCTTTTCATGGTCGCCATGGCCTGACACCCCTTTCTCCGGGCCTTTGAAATTTTTCCTGTGTGTAAATCGGCGCTGGACAGCACGGGGTGCGCCGTGGGCGTGGGAGGGGGCCCCTCCCCACCCCTCACCAGTCACCGTCTGAAACCTTCGGAACGCGCAGGAATTTGCCCGATTTTGGGCCGTTTTGCCCGGTTTTGTTGCCCTTTTGCGCATTGCAGAACCAGTGTGCGGGTTGAAGGTTTGACCAATCTTCGGCAGCTGCCCGCGCGGACGGGTAGCCGAACTCCCGCCAGCGGGAAACGGGCTTGATCTCGTCCACCACGAAGGATAGCGGATGCTGTGCGTCGGAAGGTTCATCATAATGAATCGGCCCGAAACGCCCGTGACAGATGCCGCATTCGCCGCCCATCGCCCGGAGCCGGGCCCGGTTGCGCCGCCGCAGCTGGCCGTTGGCATAGCGCGGGTTGCCCATGCGGTTCACCTCCTGACAGACAAAAAAGCCTGCGCAATGGCAGGCAGGCTTGCACCCCGCCGGGCACACTCCGGGGGCCTTTGCAGGGGCGGGGGTGCTTTGCGGCAGGGGCAGGGTACAAAATGACCCCCTGGGTATAGACCGGGGGTGGGTACAAAAAAGCCGCCCCGGAGGACGGCCAGAAATATGCAAAGGATGCCCGGCTGGTACATTCAGGCTGTTGGTCGGTAAATGTGTGTTCCCCTGTCGCAGCCGGGCAGCACAAAGCCCGCAGGATTGAAGGGAGTAAACCTTTCCTGCGGGCTCTTGCGATGATACTATTTTATCATGAAATCAAAGACATGTCACTGACGTCGTACTGACGTTTTACTGACATCTGTCACAGTTCCAAAGCATCCACACCTTTACGGTGATGACGGTAAACCTGCCGTACACAGATGCTCATCTTCTGTGCAATCTGCTCCCAGTCCTGAAAGCGGAGATACTTCAGCCGCAGGACCTCGTAATCCTTCGGGTCGTCCACATCCTCCAGTCGGGCCATAAGTTCGGCGTGGAGATCATCACACAGCATGATCTGTGCATTCAAGGCTTTCTCGGCTCGTTCAATACGTTCTACAGTTCGTGCCAGACTCTGCCCATCACCGCTGCCGCCCGGCATTCCGGTCAGTTGCTGCGTGGTACAACCGGTGTCACGTTCTGCTTCATCTAAATCATCTCGCAGGTGCTTGGCCTTTACCATAGCGTCCCCGTACCGACTGAGCCAGCGTCTTTTCTCTTCGTAGGTCAAACTCGTTTTCTCCTTTCTATGGAGGGTATGGAGGGTAGGAACCTATTTCCGAAAACTCCCTAGTAGGGGAACAAAAAATAGAATATATAGGAAAGTCCCCGGAAAGGCTCCTTTGCTTCCATTCCCTCCATACTCAGTTCTTCAGGCGGGTCTGTTCGTACAGCGGCGGGCCCTGGGTGCTGCGGGCGGGCAGCTCTGCACCGCGGTTCAGCGCCATGCAGCGCAGGCCCTCCTCAGACAGGGCCATGCCCACATACTCGTTGTAGTACATGCCCTTGCGCACCTCGTAGTGCTTTTTGACCTCGATGCCGAATTGCTTGTTGGCCATGCGCCACTTCTCGTTGTTGTCGCTGCACCAGTTGAGATAGGTGCGGAACAGCACGCTGGCCTGCACGGTCTGGCCCTCGGCGGGCTCGGTGCAGTCGGCCAGAAAGGCGGCAATGCGGTCCTGATCCTGCTTGTAGGCGTCCACGGCCTTATCCACAGCAGCACAGGCGGGCAGACCGTGCTTTTTGCCGCCCTTGCTGAGGGCAAGCCACTTCTGCAGGCCGTCCAGCGCCCAGTTGAGGATGCCGGAGAGCTCCGCTTCCAGCTTCTGGGGCAGCAGCATGTCCTGTTTGTCCGGCGGGATGCACTGGGTGAACGGGATGAGCCGGATGCGCCGCCAGATGCCCACGTCGGTGCCATGGATGCGGGGCAGATGGTTGGTTGCCATGACCAGTTTGAACTCGGGCCGGAACTCAAATTCCTTGCCGTACTGGAAACGGGCCGTGATGGTGTTGCCGCCGGTCATCTGCTTGACCAGACCTTCGTCCAGCATGGCACCCTGATCTCCCTCCTCGATGGTGACAAGGCGGGCCCCTTTCAGGCGGGCCACGTCGCTGCGGGCGGCACCGGAGGAGCGGCTGCGGGCGCTGGTGATGGTCTCGGCCTGGGCGTTCATGCCATAATCGCCGAACAGCTTGGCCAGCGCCTCCAGGAATGTGGATTTGCCGTTGGAGCCGTCGCCGTAGAGAAAGAACATGCACTGCTCCCGGGTGGAGCCGGACAGGCAGTAGCCGGTCATCACCTGCAGGTATTCGGCCAGAGCCCTGTCCCCGCCGGTGACGGAATCCAGAAACGCCCGCCATGTGGGCGCTGCGGCGTCCGGGTCATAGATGACCTGCGCCAGACGGGTGATATACTTTTCCCGGTCATGGGGCAGCAGCTTGCGGCGGGCCAGATCCAGGATGCCGTTTTGCACGTTCAGCAGGCCCCGGTTCCGGTCGAACTGCTCCGGCAGCATGGGGATGCCGGGCAGGTGCTGGGCCTCCTTGAGAAAGGCCTCCTTGCCCCGGCTGGAGCGGCTTTTCTGGACGTGTCTGCGCTGGGCGGCGGCGTTGTCGGTATCACGGATGCCAAAGCAGGCCTTGTCCATCTGATCCAGCATCTCGTCTGCAAAGCGCTTGACGGTGGCCAGGTCGTCCCGCTGCCAGCGGGTGCCGTCCCACACCAGCCAGCACTTGTCTGTGGGGTTGTAGCGCAGGCGGTCGGCGTACCGGTCACGGAAGCGGCGGGCGTTGCCGGTGTCGTCCATGGAGTAGCTCTTGACGCCGGGGGCCGGCGCGCTGGCCGGGGCCTGCTCCCTGCCGACACCGGTGTATTTGGCATTGAGGGCCCGCAGGGCTTCGTCCTGATCCGCAAAGGCCGGGCCGCCGTCTGCTGTCTGCGGGGGCGGGGTGTACACCTCCTGACAGTCGGCCACGGCACGGTCCAGGGTAGCGTCGCCGTAGGTCTTGGCACCCCGGCGCTGGTCCCACTTGGGGCGCATGAGGCCGGAGGCACGGAACACCCGGTCCATGCGGGCCTTGTCAGCGGCGAACCAGAAGGCCAGCAGGTTGCAGAAGCTCAGATCCGCCTCGCTGTGGCTGGCGTAGTAGGCCTGCCAGCTGCCGGCATACAGGGCCGCAAAGCGCTCCCCGTCTTTGGCGCTGCAGGCAGTGTGCAGGATCTCCTCGTCGGAGCGGTCCACGGCCTGCCACACCACAGCCGGGGCGGGCGCGCCGGCGGGTTCGGGCTTGGCCAGATACTGCGCATGGACGGCGGCGCAGGCCTCGGTGCGCTCGGCAATGGCCTTTGCTTCCAGCACGTTGCCGGTCACGGTGAAATACCGGCCGCCGTCGTACATTTCCAGCCCGATGCTGCTCTTGCGGCAGGGGCCGGCGGGTTTTGTGCCGGTGAACAGGATATGCACGCCGGTGCCGCTGGGGCTGGCCTCGGTGTAGCTGTCCATCCGGGCAATGATCTGCACCGCCATATCGGAGAGGGCCCCGGTGGCCGGATCCCGGCAGTGGTCAATGTCGATGCCGCACAGCCCGTCTCCCAAAAGCACCCCGACACCGCGCAGGCCATAGCGGGTGACCGCGGCCTGTGCCGCTGCCAGCGTGCCCCAGGTGGAGGGCTCGTTGGGCATGGCGTTCTTGCCGGTGGCGGGGTTGATGGGAGTTTTGGCAGCATCGAAACAGACCCAGCGGCGCGCCTCTTTCAAGGGTTGCGGGAACTGTTCGAGCATGAGCACCTCCGGTTAAAAGGGCATGTCGCCGTCATCGTCGGCGGGGGTAAAGCCGTCCGCGTCGGCTGCCGGAGCGGATGCGCCCAGCACCTCGTGGATGTCGCCCATGCCCAGATATTTGTCTATATAGGTGCGGGTGTACTGGGGGTTCTGTTTGTCGGTCTGCACATTGATGGCGCAGCGGCGGCCCGTGAACTGCGGCAGAATCTGCTCCAGTTCGCTCAGGCGTTCGAGGGGCAGCTGGATGGTCTGCAAAAAGCCCTTGAAATAAGGCAGGCCGTTCTTGTGCAGGCCGTAGCTGGTAAAGGCGTAGCGGCCCTTGTACTCGCCCTCGGTCACAACAAAAGACACGCTCAGGGCCAGACCGCCGCCCGTGCGGGCCACGATCTTGGCCTCCTTGATCATGGCGTTGTAACGGCCCACCGGCACGCTGCCGGAGCCGGTGCTGGCACTGGCCGAGGCAAATTCGTCATCCAGTGCGGCAAGGGTGCTTGCATAGTTCAGTTCGCTCATAGTAGTTACTCCTTTTCTGTGATGTTCATCTTTTTATAAAGGCTCCGGCGCTGCTTGTACTGTGTCAGGAGCTGGGGCGTCTTTTCGTCCACGATGTCCAGCACCAGCGCCTCGGTCTTGCCGGGGGCCGGGCGCTGGATGCGGCCAATGCTCTGCTGCACGATCACCTTGTTGCGGGTGGGCGTTGCCAGCACCAGCCGGTCCAGCCGGGGGATGTCCAGTCCTTCCTTGGCCAGCTGGTAGGTGGCAAACAGGATGCGCGCCTGCCCGTTCTTCATGCGGGCAAGGGCCTGCTGGCGGTCAGCCTTTTTGGTGCTGCCGCAGACGAACTCTGCCGCAAGGCCCAGGTCCAGCGCGTACCGGTGCAGCCGTTCCAGCACGGCCAGCGAGGCGGCCAGCACCAGCCAGCTGGTGCCCTCGGTGACGGCACGGTCCAGCACCGTTTCCACCGTGTGCATCCGGGCCTCGTCCGCTGCCATGTGGTGCATCAGGCGCACATAGTCGATGGGGCTCTCGTTGGCCCGGGGCGTGTACACGAAGGCGGTGGGCACGGTCTCCACCCGGGGCGTGATGGTGATCTGTTCCAGCTGGCCGGGGTCGATGACCGCCACCCTTGGGCCCAGCACCTGAAAGATGGTCTCACTCAGGCCGTCACTGCGCTGGTCGCTGGCAGTCAGGCCGAACCGCCACCGGGCGGGCAGGCACCGCAGCACCGCGGCAAACATGCTGGCGGATTCCGGGTTGTTGACCACATGGTGGCACTCGTCCACGATCACCACGCCCGCGGTGCGGGACAGCTCGTCCAGCTCCATGCGGTACAAACTCTGCACGGTGGCAATGGTGAGTTTGGTGCCCAGGCGCTTGCTCTTGCCGGAGATCACGGCCACTTCCCGGTCGTCCAGACCAAGGCGCAGCTGGGCACGCTCCTTGGCCTGCTGGGCCAGATCCAGCGTGTGGGTGATCCAGAGGGCTGGCCGCCCCAGCCGGGCGATGAGCGCCATGCCGATCTCGGTCTTGCCGGCCCCGCAGGGGGCCACCAGCACGCCCTGACACCATTTGCGGGCAAGGGCGGCGTCCACGGCCTGCTTCTGGTAGTCCCGCAGGGTAAAGCCGGCCTTTTCAAAGGCGCAGGGCTCGCCCCGCAGGGTCCTGTCTTTGGACACGGTGCCTGCCGGGCGCTGCCGCCAGACTTCCTCGGCCATGCCCCGGGGCAGCGTGAGGGCGTTGCCCTTGATCTCGTACAGCATGATGGTCCTGGGAATGTTCCAGGCCGGGCGGCCCAGCCGCAGGGCGTTCTCGTAGCGGGGGTTCGGCACGGTCAGCTCCCGGATCAGCTGGTGCAGCAGCGGGGTGGGCACATCGGAGAGGTGCAGCTCTCCATCTAGGGTGTAGATCACGGGTGCACCACCTCCAGCACGTTCAGCAGGTCTGTGGGCAGGCCCTCCAGCTTCACACTGCCGCGTTCGCCGCTCTCGATGGCGTCCCGGATGTAGTACCACGGGAAGAAGCAGTCCACGGCAGGGGCGTCCCGCCGCACGGCCACCACGGCAACGCCGCCGGCGTCCTCCTTGCGGGAGAGGTTCTCCACCTCGTTGGGGCGGAAGGCCGAAAAGGGCAGGTTCCCTTTGGCAATGTGCTTGCACTCAATGCCCCAGCTGCGGCCGTCGATGGTGGCCTCGATGTCATAGGGCTGGCCGCCCCAGTCGGCGGGCCAGAGCCTTGCCCATGCCTGCGGGATGCCGCCCAGCACCGCCAGCAGATCGTCCTGCCAGCTTTTGCCCCGGGCGTTGCGGGCCTGCTGCAGCTGGTCCTTTTTCTGCCGGACACGGGCGTCACTGGGCTTCATAGGCGGCCTCCTTGTCCTTCTCGGCGGCACGGCGGGCCAGCTCGGCCTTTTTGGCGCAGGCGGCACACAGGCACTTGCCGTAGGTCTTGCGGGTGAACTCTGCCAGCTGGGCAAGGGTCATTTTGCCGGTGGCAGACACCAGATGCCCGCAGGCTTCGCAGCGCACCGGCTCTTTGCCCTCGTTGGCCCAGTCGGCCAGCTGCTTGCCCAGCTCCGGCGTGATGACCGTGTTCAGGCCGTCCAGAAAGGTCACGTCCTTGCTGGCGGTGGCAATGTGGTCACGGCCGATGTTCAGCATCAGGTCGAACTCATACTCCACATCGTCCCGCTGCACGGGGGCCATGCCCACCTTCACCGGCACCTGCTTGCCGCGGTCGTTCTCGGTGAGCACATAATCCTGCTTGACCCGCAGGGTGCAGATGGTGTGGCAGTTGACCGACAGCAGGTAGTTGATGAAATCGTTCTGGATGCGGCCGGCCTCGTCCCAGGCGGTATAGCTGTTCTTGTTGGGCTGGGCGGCAATGCCGGCCTTGATCTCCAGCACACCGCCGGAGCTGTTCCAGGCATGGGACAGGCTGTCCACGATGACCACGCCCTCCGGCCCGACGGTGCGCACGGCGGCGTCCACAGCCTCCTTGTAGTGGGCCGGGGAGTACGGCGGGGTGAGCTCGATGTAATAAAAGGCCCCGATGCCCAGATCCGAACGGTTGGCGTACAGCTGGCCGCGCTTGTGCTCAGTATCAATGAGGCAGATCTTCTTGAAATCCCCGCCGGTCATGCCGGAGGCCAGCAGCAGGGCGCCCAGCGTTTTGCCGCCGCCGGACACGCCGGCCAGCGCAATGCGGAGCTTGGATTTTTCTCGGGTGGCGACAGTTACTTCTACCATGTCAATTCTCCTTTTCCGTGTGCCAGACGCGGCAGGCGGATGCCGCCGTGCGGGCGATCTCGGGCACGTTGGTGATATCGTTCCAGATCCAGAACCATGCCTCGGTGTCCTCATCCGTCCAGCGGGCCAAAATCACGCCGGGGTCAAAGGCACCCAGATTTGCCCCGCCGCTCACCACGGCAAAAGCGTCCAGATCAAAAGCGGCGGTCTCAAAATTGCCCAGCTGCACCAGAAACTCGGTCTCGGTGCGCAGGGGCAGGGGCTTCATGCCCAGATTGTAGGTCAGGGCGGTGCAGTCCGCAATAGCAAGGTCCCGCTCTGCGGGTTCCAGGGGCTTTGGGTCAAAGCCCTTCACCACCCAGGCGGCATACCCGATGCGGGGCAGGTCGGCCAGCCAGGTGACGATCTGGCCGGTGACCTCGCCGGGGCACTTTTCCTTGGGGATCAGCAGGGCCCAGCCGGCACCGGACAGGAAAAAGCAGTCCCGGAGCTCCCGCTCGGTGCGGATGATCTTGATGCCGCCGCCCTTGTAGCTCTTTTTCATGAGCCGGATCAATGCTTTGTAATCGAATTTCATTCAAACAACGCCTCCCGTTCCGCGTCCTCTTCACTGCCGGCGGCAGTGGGGTTGATGGTGTTTTCTTCTTCCAGCGAGGACATGATCTCCCCGCAGACGGCATACAAAGGGGTGCCCATCTGGGCCAGCGAAGCGTCGGCGGCAACGGCGCTGCCAAACCAGTTCAGGTACATGGCCCGCACGCTGTCCGCAATGAACTGCGCCTGCTGGGCACAGGCCTGTGCCGGGGCAAGCAGCCCTTCGGCGTCCTCCTGATACTGCCGCAGCCGGGCCTGCGCTTCGGCGGCCTGCTGCCGGGCTTCCTGCACGGCGTTGCGGGACAGAGCCTCCGCCTGCCGCTTCACTTCGTCCTTGTCCACAACTCCGGTGATGGGCTGCTTTTTCAGGGCGTCCTCGGCGGTTTTGGCGCGGGCCTCGGCCTTGCTTTGCATCTTCCAGGCTTCCTCTTCCCGGGCTTCGGCAGAGTCGGCGCGCTCTTTCAGCTTGGCGTTCTGCTCGGTCAGGCCCTGAACATCCGCAAGGGCGGCATCCCGCTGGGCTTCGACATCTTGGATGTGGCTTTCCGCCCAAGCAGCCCGATTCTGGGCACCCAGCAGCTTGTCCCGCTCAGCCTCGGCAGCATCGGCCCGCTCTTTCTCGGCTTTGATCTGGGCAAGGGCTTCCTGATACTGCTTGTGCGTTGTGATATCACCGCTCTTGACCTGTTCCACCAGCTCTGCCGGGGCGCTGGGCTTGGCCACGGCATACAGTAGAGACGGAGACAACTCTTTCAGCACTCGCTGCTGGCGGGGGCTGCTGTTGTCCATCAGGGCGGCCACCTGTAACAGCCGGTAAGCGGTATCTTTGGTGATGCCGATGGACACGCACCACGCCCGGAAGGTGTCGTCTTTTTTGGCAAACCTACCGTTGTCGCAATTTGCGACAACGGTGCCGCACAGCGCTTCATGCGCAATGGCGATGGCATCGCCCATGCGAATCAGGCCGCGCTCGGCCAGTTTCTTGCCGTGCTGGTACTCCTTTTCTGCAAAGTGCAGGTCCTCCACGATCTGGTCGGTCAGCCCGGAATAATCAAACGCCGGGCGCATCTCATCCGGCACGGTGGTCAGGGGCTTGCTTTGCAGAGCGTCCATGCTGTCCATGCTTTCCAGCGCAGCGGCTGCGTCCAGTTTGGAGGGCATCATACCCGCACCTCCGTGTCCTTGAGGCGGTCCAGCATCTCGGCCTGCAGGTCCTTGCTCAGCGGCTGCAGGGTGTTGTTCCGCCAGCCGTAGCACAGGATGGGGCCGTAGATGTTCTGGCCGCGATATGTACGGCACAAACCTCTGCCATAAATGCCGTACACCAGCACTGCCGGCGTGCGGGGCAAAACCTTCTGTTCACAGGGGCACTGCAGACGGGCCTCGATGCCCTGCAGGGTGTCCGGCAGAAAGGTGACTTCCGGGGACTTGCCCGGCTCGATCAAAATACCTTTCATTTGTAAAATCCTTTCTGATGTGATATCATCAGGATGATGGTGAGTAGAAAATCCATCATCCTTTGGGCTCGTCGGTGTCGTTACCACCGGCGGGCTCTTCCTTTTTGGGCCGGGAGAGTACTCTGATCCATTCGGCACGCTGGTCGGCGGATGCATAGTGGTAGCCCACTTCGTCCATGCCGTGCTCGCGGGCAGGCTTTTCAAAGCCGTTTTCTCCGTGGGCCAGCTCATAGCCGGAATCGGCCAGCTTCAGGATCTGGCGGGGTTCCCAGCCCTGCATGGCTGCGGTAAGCTCCAGATAGGCAAGAGCCGTGCCGCAGGACATGGCGGCCTCCCGGATATAGTTGGAGGGAATGCGTTCCAGCTCGTTGACGTCCAGGCAGCCCTCCGTCTTGATGCAGTAGGCTGCGTTGCTCTCAATGGATGCAGCTGCCGTGCTGAGCTTGGCAGCTGCCCCGGCCAGATGTGCCACACAGTCCCTGTCCTGCCACTTGAGGGGCAGTTCCTGCACCAGATAGGCCAGCACATGGGCCTTGCGGTCAGTGAGTTTCATGGGGCTCCTTTCTCCGGGGTGGCGTCAGGCTGTCCACCTCGCTGCGCGGGATGAGCTCCCGCTGACAAATGTACTTGACGTGCTGCCTGCCGTCCTTGAGCCAGTGGCAGACGGAAGCGGCAAAAGAATTTGCGCTGGCGTAGCCCAGCCGCCGGGCACACATGGCGGCCGTGCCGCTGGCCAACAGGTCACCGCTCTTGGCGTCCCAGACCGTATACCAAAAGGCATTGTTGACAAGGTCAGGCATGGGGGTTACCCCACCTTCCGCTTGCCCTTGACGGTGTTCTGGGGCTCCTTGTGGACTTTCCGGTGGGCCCGCTCATCGGCGTCCTGCACGGCAAAGCTGATGCGCATCAGGGCAAGGGCAGCCAGAATGAGCACCATGGCGGTGGTGAACTCGCCGTCGGTGATAGTGCCGCCCAGCTGGGCCCCGCCCTCGATGCCCATAGCATACAGCAGGCCTGCGCCCAGACTGGCGGCTGCCAGCACCTGCAAAACGGTAGATTTAATCTTCATCGTCGTCCTCCTCTTTCAGCGCGCGGATCGTGTTGTAGAGCAGTCCAGACGCCCAGCCCATCTGCCGCTCAAAATCGTCCGGGAAATAGCTCTTCAGAATCTGGGCGATTGCGCACACCAGAAGATGCAGCACGTCGCTGGGACTACCTTCGATCTTGATGGTCGAGTCCTCACTGTCGATGTAAAGTTTTGCCTTCATGTTCATGCTCCTTTCTCAACCTTCGGGAAGAAATACTCTCCGATCTGCTCCTGCGGGATGTGAAGCTCCCTGCAGATTGCGGTGATCTCGTAATGGCGCCACTCATTGTTCTTTTGCTCCGGCTTCGGGTTCAGGCGGGTGGACAGGGTGCTTTCACCCATGCCGACCAGCTTGGCAAACTCCCGGTGCTCAAACCCTTCGTCCTCGATGAGGCGGGCCAGCTTCAGGTAAGGGCTTCTTGGCTTTCTCATGGCTTTTGTCCTCCTTCTTTTTGCGGATGTGTTCCAGCCGCTCCGGCTGGCGTTTGTCCCAGCGCTGTTCTGCCCAGCGCTTGTTGTGGCCGTTCACTGGGCGGCCTCCTTGCCGGTAAAGCCCATCGCCAGCAGCGAAAAGCCGTCCCGGTTCATCAGGTACATGGGGTACTTCTGGTGGTTCTGAGGGTGGACGTACTCGGTCTTGAAGAACAGCGGGGTGTCCCCATTTTTGGGGAAGCTCTTCACGATTTCCGCGATGTCGCGGATGACGTGGTCATGGCGTTTGCCGAAGCGCTTGGCGACGTCCCGGCTGGATGCCACCGGTTCGCCGTTCTGGGTGGATAAGATGATGTCGTTCATGGTGAAGATGTACCTCCTTATTTTCGATGTGTTTTGATATAACGTTCGATTCTTTCGCACACACGGCAGACTCCTGTATAAAATTTGACTTTCTGCTCAGTGACGAGTATTTTAATAATCAGAATAAGTTTGTCCATAGAACCTCCCAAAGAAAGGAATGATAAGATGAGTGATGAGAAGAATAGCGGCAACACCTTTAACATCAATGCCGTACCAAGTTGCATTGACGAACCTGTAAAGGCTGTTCTGAACCCCGGTGCTAATCAGATTGGAACTCTTTTTGGAGATCTTCTTGCAATGGCAACAAGCAAAATCCATTTTTCAGCAGAAAAGATGCGGCTGCAGCAAGCGCATGACTTGGAGACCTTTAAAAAATCACTGAGTGACAAGTTGAATGCGAAACCGAAAGAATGCTTGGTTGAACCTCGTATGCAGGTGGTAGGTCCTGCTGTCGAAAATGCCAAGTACTGCATGGATGAGCCGAAAATTAGAGAAATGTTTCAGAATTTACTGGCAAATGCAGCAGATGAACGTTATCAAAGCAAGGTTCACCCTTCCTTCTCAGCGATAATTGCGCAGATGTCTCCTCTGGATGCAGAAAACCTTTCACTGTTCAGAAAAAAAGAGGTATACCCAATTGCCAGATATAAGTTCAATCTTTCTGGTGGTGGCGAGTATGTATCGTTCACACACTGTTTCTTGGTAAACTCCAAAATGAAAACAGCAGATGAACTGGAATTGCAAGCCGCGTCGTTGAGTTCACTGGAGCGCCAGGGGCTGATAGAAATCATTTATGGACAGCTTTTGTTGGACAAAACGGTATATGAGCCATTTGAAAATACAGAAATTATGCAAAGGTCACGAATTACACTTTCTATATATCAAGCAATGGAAAACGAGAATACTCCTGATGATATGAGACACACCTCTGTAACACAACAAAATGGCATTGTGAAATTAACGCCCTTCGGAAAAGAGTTCACTCAGGTATGCTTTTCCAGCTGAACTTTCCGCCCAGCGCTCCTCTTCCACAGGTCCGCTGGGCTTTTTGTGGTTCTCCATCTTCTTCACTTCCTTGTGTGCACCTCGCTCCTGCGGTAAAATGGAGAAAACAGGAAGGATGTGCATGATATGTGGAATAAAATGGTTGAGTGGCTGAAGGTGCGGGACAATGTGACTTTCTTGATCGCAGTAGCCAGTTTTGCTTTGTCGATCTGGAACTTTGCATCGGATAAGATCAAAAATCGAAAAAATTTCATCGTCGAAGTTCAGAACGTTTTCTGTTTGGGACCCAGTCCTGAAAAGGAATACACAGAAGTCCTCAATATCTGCTTTATCAATAAGTCCAGAGAAGCAATTACCTTGAGCCGACTCGAACTTTCTTCTGAACTGGGCGAGTGCGTATTCGGCGAGTATCGTCTGAAGCTTCTGACAAACAGCCGGAAGCACGGGAACAAAGAAGTAAGTCGGTCAGAGTGGTATTCCGATATTTTCCCGGTTAAAGTTGAAGGTCTCGGATATGAGCACATGGTCTTATCTTCAACTGGGAGCACAAAACACATTGCAGAGAATGCGCCATATAAGCTGAAAGTTTTTAGCAATAAAGGAATCATCACAAAAACTTTTACCAGTGATTTTTCCAACGCTGGAATGCTGTCACAATGCCGAGAACCAGACTCGCACACAGAAGCACTTGAGTGAGTTCGTTTTGCGTCATCTTCTTCACCTCCTTGTTGATTATGGTGATGTCTGTCATGTGGTTTCTCCTTTCATGCCACGGGGCGGCTGTCCAGCTTCTTCAGGCTGGCCACCAGATTGATGGATGCCGCAGCGGTCTCCATCTGCTCGAATGCGTCCTCGTCCATGTCCTTGCACATGGTGTGGATGCGGATCACACGCTCCACGTCCTGCTGCGTCAGACCATACATGGCGGGGTTCAGGGAATTGCTCTTGCGTGCCATAATAAGCACTCCTTTCTGTGGGTGGCTCCCACGACCATCCCGGCGGCGTCACCGGAATGGTTTCGGCCGCTGCCATGCGGCCATCATCGGGTGGGTTGTGGGGTACTCCCTTCTGCGGTATACTGAGACGGAAGGGAGATGTTTATAAGTTGTCTGAAAAATACAAATGTCCGTATTGTGGAGTTGCGTTCTATGAAGCGTCCGACAATACGAAAGAACGTAGGATAAGCTATAATTTCGATCAAAAGGATTTCGATGGGCCATATGGATGCAATTCGATACTTTCTGATATTGTAGCGGTTTACCATTACTGCCCATCCTGTCATGAATATTCCGTACAGCTTGCCAGCAGCAAGGGACTTTTTTCGTTCAACTATCCACCGTATACCGGGATAACATTGCCAGACTATATTCCGGAAGCAATCAGAAGAGATTACATGGAAGCCTGCTCAATTCTGGATGCAAGTCCAAAAGCATCTGCCACATTATCGCGTCGCTGCCTGCAAGGAATGGTTCGGGATTTCTGGGGCGTGAAGTCCGGAAATCTTGCCGGAGAAATCGATCTGATCAAAGATAAAATTCCTGCCGACCAGTATCGGGTACTCAACGGCGTGAGGCGCTTGGGAAACATCGGAGCACACATGGAAAAGGATGTGAATCTGATCGTTGATATCGACCCCGGAGAGGCTCAAAAACTCATCAAACTTCTGGAGTTGCTTCTGAAAGACTGGTACATTGCCCGACACGAGCGTGAAGAATTGTACCGGGAAATCCTCGTTATTGATGAGAAGAAACAGGATGAACGTCATCCTGACTGAACGGGTCATTCTTTGCCAGCAGTTCACCGTCCAAAGTCCAGTACTGATGAACTTCATAAACCGGATTCGCATCCGTGCCATCTCCCGCCAGAGTGACGGTCTCAATGACCTGAATCACTCTGGCGGCTTTTGCTTCCCGTGGGATTTTGAATGGGTTGTCCTTCATCCTCTCCACCTCCCTTCGTTTAAGTGCGGCATGACGGTCGCTTGGCTACTGTGATTGGTAGCTCTGCTCACAATACAGCACGGTTTTGCTATCATGTCAAGCAAAAAAGCAAATGCTCAGCTAACTTTTTTCTTGACATCGTTGTTGACAGGTGTTACAATGCCAGGTAGAGAGGAGGTGAAAACCAATGAACGAACGCATCAAAAAAATCCTTGAAGAACTTGGCTTGAAAAAAGTTGAGTTCGCGGAACGTCTGCATATTTCCAGGCCGTATGCGTCTGAGCTTTGCTCTGGTGCAAAAGCCCCCAGCGACCGCACGATCAGCGACATCTGCCGGGAGTTCGGTGTCCGGGAAGCGTGGCTGCGTACCGGCGAGGGCGAAATGTTCGTGCAGGACACCCAGTCCGAGCAGGTGGCGGCCTTTCTGGCTGACCTGACCAAGGATGACAGCGACACCTTTAAAAAGCGTTTTATCGAAATGCTGGCAGGCCTGAGCCCGGCGGACTGGGAGCTGCTGGAACACATGGCCGAAAAATTGACGCAAAAAAAAGAGGAAAGCCCGTAAAGGCTCCCCTCGCATGGTGGCTGGCGGCTCATCCGATCAGGTGGCTTGCGTACACCCACACAAGCCGCAGCTGGCGGAAATCGGCTTTTTCCAGCAGTTTCAAAATGGCATTGATGTAATCTTGTCGTGTCATGTGGCAATCCTCCGATTCGGTTTTATGTTCAAGAACATTATACAACCATTCGGCGTTGAATGCAACAACTTTTGACAACTGAAAACAAACGAAAAAATCGCAGAAAACTGGGATTTTTTCAGCAGAAAAAAGGAGAGAATCATGAAAAAGTCAGCAAAAAGGCTTTTAGGCGTTGTTTTTACACTGGCGCTGATGACGATTCTCGCATGCGGTGCCTTTGCGGCAAAGCCTGCGGTCGAGCTCACCGACGTCTATTTTACGGTCGATGCTTTTGACGGCGTCAGCCCCACGGTCTGCTTCCGGAATAATTCAAACAAAACCATTAAATACGTTACGTTCACGCTGGTTCCGCTTAATGCGGTCGGTGATAGAACTTCCTGTACAATCAGCGGCCGCTCGACGGTGACGGCACAGGTAGTAGGGCCGATTGCTCCGACAAGATTCGACCGAACGGTCGCAAACACGGTGACTTCCCCCGCGTCCATGGGGGATTTTGGGCCGTTCCAGGCACAGCAGCAGCTTGCAACGGATTATTACTTTGGCGCAGAAGAGCGCAACGGGCATAGAATCTTTTTGGACAAGGACGGTAATGCCTATTATGCTGATTCCTACACTCCGTCCTCTGTTCTGTCTGTGATCGACCATTCCAAGACGCGGGGTCAGCTGGATTCTACTACTTATCTGACAGATGACGAACTCCAGAATGCAATTTACAATGCAGCAGTGGAATGGGATTGCCTTTGGTACAACAGCACGATCGACGAGATTGCCGTGACCAAGGCGGATATCATCTATATGGACGGAAGTAAAGAGACTGTCAATCAAAAAGCCCTGTATTCGGGTCACTTCAGAAGCGACCCGACGAATCAGCCTTACTATGTGCTGACCAGCAAATACGCCCCTGTTTACGATTATCAGTATTACAAAGAGCACAACGCCGATCTGGCTGCCCTGTTCGGGGATAACCAGTGGAAGTATCTGGAGCATTTCGTAAACAGCGGCATGAAGGAAGGCCGTCAGGGCAGCAGTGCATTTAACCTTGCCGCCTACAAAGCAAACAATCCTGATCTGGTTGCCGCTTTTGGCGAAGATAACCAGAAATACTATGAGCACTATATCTCTTCCGGCAAGAGCGAAGGCCGGAAGGCATCCTGATTTTTGAATAAACAAAAACGCCCCACCGGCGGCAACCGGCAGGGCGTCAAAGAGTGGCTTGCTCACGAGGAACAATCCAATCCAGCAGTTGTATTGTACCACCTCCGGGCAGGCTTGTCAAAGTGTATCTGTGGAGGTGCATTTTATGGGAAAACGAACCAACACGGCAGCCTGGCTGCCGAATCAGCAGCGCTGGCAGATTAACGTCCAAAAGAATGGTGTGCGCAGATCCTTTACCAGCTCAAAGCCCGGCCGCACCGGCCAGCGTGAAGCCAATGCAAAGGCGGACGCATGGCTGGATGACGGCATCAGCAATACTCGGATGCTGGTAGAAGCAGCCTATCCGCAGTGGATCGGCGAGCTGAAACTGACCACCAGCCGCTCCAACTGGGAACCGATCCAGAGCCGGTGGAACGTCTGGGTGCGTCCAGTCATTGGCCGGAGGCGTGTGGGAGACCTGACGGAACAACAGCTGCAAGCCATCATCAACAAAGGATTTGCAGGAGGACTGAGCAAAAAATACCTTTCCAACATGTGCACGGATTTGACCATGTTCTGCAAATGGCTGCGCCTGAGCAAAATGTCCACTCTGCGGCCGGAAGAACTGCATGTGCCAAAGGGTGCACGCTCCAAGGAAAAAGAAATATTGCAGCCGGAGGATCTGCGTACACTTTTTGAGGTGGGCACTACGATCCTGGACGGCAAACTGATCGAGGATCCTTATGTCAATGCGTACAGGTTTAGCGTTGTGACTGGCCTTCGTCCGGGCGAGCTGATCGGACTGAGCTGGAAGGACGTTAAGGGGGGCCGGGTGAAGATCCGGCGAGCTATAAACACCCGTGGCGAGGAAACCCGCGGCAAGAACGACAACGCTGTGCGCGCCTTTGCACTCACCGATAGTGCGGCCGCTATTCTGCAGGCACAGAAAAAGCTGACAGGCGGGCAGGAGAGCGTGTTTTGCATCTCCTGTGAGGACTCCTATAGAAAATATTGGCGGCGCTACTGCGAGGCCAACGGCCTGCACTATGTTCCGCCGTATAATCTCCGGCACACGTTCGTATCACTGGCAAAAACGCTGCCAGAGGGACAAGTCAAGCCCTTGGTTGGCCACTCCCGCCAGATGGACACGTTCGGGATCTACGCGCATCTTATTCATGGCGAGGATGTGCAGACTGCCGCAGACCTGGACAACGTTCTCAGCAGGGTTCTTGATCCGGAAAGTCTTGAGAAGTAACACATTTTGTAACACGTTTCTATTTCTCGCACCGTGTTTACGGTTTCCTTCCCGGAGAAGTGGATTTCGGAATTTAACGGAAGTACGTTGGATATGTATGCCGGATTTTCGCCGGAAAAGTTCTGGACCGGGTTCGACCCCCGTCGGCGGCATAAAAATCCCTCAAGCCTACGCTTGGGGGATTTTTTACGTCCGCCGGACGCTGGATCGAAGAGCACGACCGTCCGCAGACGGCAATCGGCCCGGGGGCTGTTGCTTAGTGCGTGAGGAATGTCTACAGGTGTTACTGGTGTCCGGTGCGCCCAGACATTAAAGAGGTAACCTTGAAAACATATTGAAGGGTAATTTTATTATGGTATAATAAAAATTAAATAAATTGTAGAAAGGAAAGTGATGAGATTGACTGGAGAAAGTGCAAGAGCTAAAGAATTGTTTGAAGAAGGCGAATTTATACTCGCAAAAACGGATTTAACGATGGCAGCAACGCCCAAGCAGCTATATGATCGATGGCAGAGAGCTGTGAAAAAAGGCTACAAACAAAAAATTAACATTGATGAGTATTGGGAAGGGCTTATCATAGGTACTGCGATTGATTTGAAAGAAAGAATAAAGAAGACGTCAAGCATAGATAAAAGAAATCGACTAGTTGCAAGATGGAGAGAGGATTTTGATGCGTATCTTCTAAAATCTGATTGTTCATTAAAAATACAGCAATTATTGGAAAATAAGACCTCGGAGTTGAAGGATGTTGCAAAAATAAACTACATTGCTATTGAAGAAATTTAGAGTAACAGACTATAGGAGAAGCAAAATGTCTTTATTCGGTAAAAAGGAAAAGGAAGAAATTGCACGGCTGAATGCGGAAATGCAGAGCCTGCGAGATGCAATGCCATCTGAGAGCCGCACACTGGACGACATCAATCGTGAAATCAAAGATTCGCGTGAAGAACTCGCTCGTGTCCAAGAAAACCTTGAAAGCCGCAACAGCGAGTTGAAAGATGCCTTGGAAGAACTTCAACAGGCAAAAGACCAGCTCATTGAAACGAATGAAGAAGTTCTGATGCAGAGTTTTGGTCTTTATACTCCTCGGTACTCTTTTATGAATGCAGACGAGTATAAGGCGCATCTTTTGGAAATTCGCGCAAAGCAGAAGGACATGATCAAAAATAAAACGGCCGTTAGTGGCAATATGAACTGGACAGTCAATGGAAATGCGTCTAAAGGCAAGAAGATGGTCTCTGACATGCAGAAACTTCTCCTTCGGGCATTCAATTCCGAATGTGATGATGTGATCGAACACGTTAAGTATAGCAATATTGATGCCAGTGAAAAGAGAATTACGGCTTCGCGGGATGCGATTTCCAAATTGGGTACAATTATGGAGGTTAGCATTCAGCCGAAATATTACCGGCTGAAAATTGAAGAACTTCATCTCGCCTTTGAATATGCTCAGAAAAAGCAGCAGGAAAAGGAAGAACAGAAGGAAGTACGTGCCAGAATGCGCGAGGAAGCCAAACTGGCGAAGGAAATTGAGGAGGAACGCAAAAAACTTGAAAAAGAGCAGCAGCACTATCAGAATGCATTGCAGCGTATCAATGCACAACTTGAAGCGGCGTCGGATGCTGATCGTGCTGCCATCGAGGAGAAAAAGGCAGAGCTTGTGGCACAGCTTGATAAGATCGATAAAGAATTTGCGGATGTTGATTACCGCGAAGCAAACCAGCGTGCCGGTTATGTGTATGTCATTTCTAACATTGGTGCCTTTGGCGAAAACGTCTACAAAATCGGTATGACACGCCGTCTTGACCCGCAGGATCGTGTGGATGAACTGGGTGATGCATCAGTGCCGTTTAACTTCGATGTACATGCGATGATCTTCTCCAACGATGCCCCAAAACTGGAGGCTGCGCTTCACAACGCCTTTGCTGATCGTAAATTGAACTTTGTCAACCAGCGCCGCGAGTTCTTCAACGTCTCTTTGGACGAAATCAAACAGGTGATTAAGGACAACTATGATAAGTCGGTTGAGTTCGTAGAGCTCGCCCCGGCGGAACAGTATCGTGAATCCCTGAAGCTCAAAGAACAAATGAAGAAAAAGTGTATTAAATAAAATAGAACGCCAGAGTTCGTCTCTTCATCCACCATTCACGATTCATTTGTAAAAAGTGCTTTTTCTTTCCATGGTTTCATGCTATAATAAAAAAACGATACGATCCGTGATCGTAACGGGGCAGGGGGCCGCTGGCCGTCCTGCCGGGGCAGTGCCCGCAAACTGCGGCGGGCGGGAAACAGAAAAAGAGAGGCGAATCGAGATGTTGGATATGATCAAATGCAGCACCGGCGGTGC